ACAATCAGTTAGTATTGGTTCAATCATTAGAGTTAAAGTAGATGAAGTTAGAAGGAAGGGAACAGGCTATAGTCTTTATTCTGCAAAGGTAATTGAAATACCTGAAGTGGAATCCCCAGAGAAACTGATAACTTTAGAACTTTTATCTAAAGAAGGAAGAAAGTCCCTTAAATATGATGTTCAAGACGCTCTACTTAAATATACAATAACTGATGGTATTCATGGTAAAGCAGACATTATAATGAAATCTGATTATGAAGGATTTACTATCTATGGTTTTGAAGGAGATGAGTTAATGCAGAAAAATGCTTTGGCTGATATGGATATGTGGAAGGAGCAAATAACTGAGATGATTAAGTCTTATACTTCTGACTCAAGAGTAGCAATTAAGAATTTCTTACATAAAGAAGGAAAGCCAACAGAAGTAAAGGATATATTTGAGTTTATGGTTAAAAACGAACCAGAATTAACTGAAAAATTATGGGATGGATTATTTACTAAGTTTTCAAAGTGGATAGATGATTATGATGATTTTATTCAAGTGTCTCCAACTACTTACATAGACAATGATTTGAAAGTAATAAAAGATGAAGAATCAACGGGTGATTCTGGTTCATATAGAATGTATGTTAGAAAAGATAATAATATAGAATTTATTATTAATTACAAAGATAAGGATATGATTTGGATAATTGATATTGAAGATGCAGAAGACATATATAATTTATTTGGAAAGGCAGGTAAGTTTCCGGCACAAGTTGGAAAGAAGAGTCAACCTGATAAATTATTAGATAAGGGAGAAGTAATATTAGGTGTTCAAAAGCATGGTTATCATGAATATAAAATTAATGGAAATAAATTCAAGACTAGACTTCACTTTAGAGTAGTTCCTATAAAGGATGAAGATAAATGGATTGTATGGACTGGATTTAAACAAACAATGTTAGATTCAAAAGAAGACGAAGGCATATGGGATATTGCAAACGATAGGCATAAAAAGTTAGCCATGCAAATTGCCTAATGTCGCTGACTTCATATAGTCAAAAAGGAGAGTGAAATCATGTCCGAACTAGGATTAGTGAAAAGCGACACAAAAGGCGACTTTAATATACTAAAATCAGATGAATTAATAATTGGTGGATATGCTTCTATTGAAATTGTAGATAAACAAAATGACTTAATTACACTGAGCGCACTTAATGAAGCAGTTAAGAAATATATGGAAGTCAAGAAATATAGAAATGTAATGTCTAATCATTCAAATGTTCAAGTCGGAGATGTTATAGAAAAATATCGAGATAAAAATGGACAAGTTCATAAAACACAAGTAGATGATGTAGGATTTTATGTTGTTATTAAATTAAGAGATGACATAGAAAAAGCAAAAGAAATTTCTAGAGGAATTAGAAAAGGAACATTACGCTCATTTAGTATAGGTGGACAAGCACTATCAAAAAGAAAGAAAACTAGCCCTGATATTGGCGAGTATAATGAAATAGATAAATTAGAACTCCATGAAGTCACAATTTGTGAAAAAGGAATAAACCCGGAAGCAAAGTTTGACATTCTGAAGGAGGATAACGATATGACCGAAAGATTGGAAAAAGCGTTAGAGGAACTTAACGACCTCATGAAGGAAGTTAATGACCTTAAGAAAGATGAAGGGGCAGACCCTGATTTGGATGGTAATGCAGAACTATTATCAGAAGATTCAGATGCTGCTTCCGTAGAAGCAATGGACACTGATGAAGATTCATCAGATGCAGATGAAGAATCTGTAGAATCCATGAATAACTACGATGCAGAAACAAAGATGAGAAATGGGCCTGAAGGCCCAGTAGAACACGGATATGGTGAAGATTTAGCCGCAGGGAAAAAGCATTCACAAGCAGGACAAGTAGGACAACTATACAAGGAGTGGACTAATGATGATTTCGCTACTTTAGACCTATCTGTTGAGAATGTAGAAAAGGCGTATGACGCTTTCAAGGCAGAACAACTTGAAAAGATGGCTTACGATACCTTGAAATCCAAGTTTGCTGAAAGGTTTGCTAGTGAGCAATCTGTCCGAAAGGCTGATGTTGCACGAAGCGAATATGATGCTAAGAATGAGGTTGAAACCCTAAAGGAAGAGTTTGCTTCTCTTCGTAAGAGCCTAACAGAACAGTCGAATGAGATTGTTAAGGCACAAACAATAGAGGTTCCCGATTTTGATGTTAATGAAATGTCTTGGGGAGACATTCATAATGTCATAGCAAAATTTGAGGAGTGAATAAGATGAGTTACATTAAGACAATGAAAGACTTAGAAGCCGCTACCTACGGAGTTCGTGGGGGAAGCGGTAATGCTTTGTTAAAGAGTGCAGGAGTTGTATCGTGGGGTTCTTCAGGAACAGGCCATGATACTGATGTTGCTGGTTTATCCGGTGCTTCAGGACTTGCTGACTTGTATAACAGGGCTTATGGACAGAAAGTATGGTCTATGCTTAACCAAGAGGTTAATGCTTTGGCTATGCTCGCTAAGAGGCCATATACAACAAGTGGCTGGCGAGTATTAAAGAAGAGAGCAGAAGGTGGTTCAGGTTCAACCTTCGATGTTACATTAAGTGGCGCAGCAACATCTCGCGGTGTTGATGCTCCATCTGCTGATAATATCGGTGGTGTCGCTGAGAACGCATCTTTAGGAACTGGTAATGATATTCCGGCCATTACGCCAGAATACACAAAGTTATTCACCAGTCCAAAGACTGTGGCTCATTTGTTTGAGTTCTCAGAATTGGCTCTTGAGATGGCTAAGATTGATGACGGAGTAGGCGATTTACGCGCTTTAGTCCGTGAAGATATGGGAAAGCATCATGCTGAAGTTCAGAATAAGATGCTTCTTATGCCATTAGAAGCCTATGACCAAGTAATCACTGGTAGCGATAACCGAGTAAATATCAACAAGAATTACACTTCGTTGATGAAGGTTGTTGCATCTAGTAAAGAAATGGAAGCAATGGTTGATGCGTCAATGCTGGATGATTCTACATCTAGCACTGGTGGTTTAACTGCTACTCTAAGCACCATATATGGAGCAACAGACAGGCAATTAGTCAGCAACGCATTTAACGCATCATTCCTTGATGCTGAAGTAGATTTTGGTAGTGGATATGCAGCAGGTGATGCTCGCGTTCTAACGCTAACAGTCATTAACGACATGCTACGAAGGCTACGAGAGAATGGTGGTTCGCCAAAGGTTATCTTAACTGGGTATGATACTATTCAGCATTTAGGTGACCTATTACAAGCACAAGAAAGGTTTATGGATAGAAAGGAAGTTATCCCTACTCATAATGGAGTGCGCGGTGTAAAGGGTAAGGAAGTCGGCTTTAGAGTTGCTACCTACTACGATATACCAATTATTCCATGTAAGGATATGCCTAAGACTGGAAATGGTTCTAACAAGTTAAGTGATATGCTTATTCTTGATACAGACCACCTTTGGATGAGTGTGTTAAAGCCAACCCAATACTTTGAGGATGGAATAGACCACGGAAATCCATTTGGTGTAGGAACACTAGGTAATCAGGCAATGTATCGAACAATTGCCGAAACCGGGTGTTCTTTCTTCAAGGGACAAGGTAAAATAACCAACCTAACAAGTGCATGAGGTGATTAAGTATGGCATTAGCATATACGGTAACAACGCTGGCTGACCACAAAGGCATTACTGCTCCTAAAGCAGTTGGTGATGAATATGTGGTTGATGCGGTAATTGATGTAACTTCCCATGTTGCGGCAGGCGCAGTAATACCTGCTACGCAATTTGGGCTTTCAACTATCCATGCAGCGTGTATTACAGGACATGAAGGTGCAAATCATCGTTATCCTAATATTGAAACGACAGCAGCGGGGGCTTATGAGTCCTCTACATCAATAGCATTAATGTTCACATCATTAGATGGGACAAACGCTACAATAGCCGATGACGGCGATGTAACTTGTGCTGTAAGAGTTAGACTTTGGGGCAACCTTTGATTGTTATATGTGGCCTTTGGCCCCTTAACGGGGGTCATTGGTCACTAAATAGTGTTAACATAAGTGATTAAGATGAGTAAAATAGAATTAAGCAAAAAGGGCTTTCCAATAGTATTATCAACAAAATCTCACTCAAAGGTGGTTTTTGGCGAGAAGATTGAGATTGACCCAAAAGAAGCATTAGTTTATTTAGGCGATAATAGGTTCAAAATAACTTTTGATGCTTCAGATAGGAAAATCCTTAAGACTTGCAATGAACATCAGACAGCATGGCTTCGTAAAGAATTCAAAGTAAATGGTGATATTGATAAAGTGTTAAGGAAAATGTTCCCAGAAGTTAATGTAATGAAAAAGGTTATGAAACCTGTATTAAAAGAAAGGACAGAAGAATCAAAAAAGCCTAAGATTGCCAAAGAACCTAAGAAGGAAACGGCGGGTTAATATGTGTAGCCCATCTTGGAGCAACCGAAGGAGGACTTAGTTATGTCTGGTGGATGCAATAATACAGGAGTTTTAACTGTTTCAGGAAGCGGAACAGCATCAACTCAAGCCATTACTGGCCGTATTAGAATACAATCTATTAAGGTTAGTAATGATGCAGCAGTAGACAAAACAGTAACTTTCTATGATGGAACAGCAAATAGTGCAACAAAGATAGCAGAAGTCCATGTAGGTGCAGTAAATCAGAATATTGATTTCGACATGCATGGTGCAATTGCTATTAATGGTGTTTTTGTTGAAGTTTCAGGTAGTGGAAGTAATAGTGGGGTAAGTTTCTCGGTTCAATACTTTTGAGGGATAAAATGCCAGCACTAGAAAGAGACACAAAACTCGTAATGACGATATTATTCGTTGGTGCGATTAGCGGAACCAATGTTTACTTTTATGGTAAATATGGTAGTATGATTGCTTTTAATGAATATGCCCATGCTTTGATATTTGGGCTAATGACTATTGGAGCAATATTAGCAATGAAAGCAATATTTGATTTAGCATTAAATGATAAAATTGAAATGTTTTTAGTAGATAGAAGAATAGGAGCATATTGGGCTAAAAAGCAAAGAGATGCTGAACAGAGGGAAAAAATTCGTCAAAGTATGAGTTCATATAACCCTATGCAAACACAATATATGCCTGTTCCTCCATTACCAAGACAAGAGGAACCAAGAGTTCCTACTTCATTCTTGGCTCAAATTGAGTAGTGAGGTAAATGCTTGAAGCAATTACAATGGGCTTTGATGAAACCACATTAGCGTATGACTTACAAAGAGCACATTCGGCTGATGTATGGTTTCTTAGGGCTAGATATTTCTTTTGGGGGACAGTATCTACAATTGTAGGCTTTCTTGTTGGACACGCATTACCCTTATTTGGGGTAAATGTGTATAAAGAAACATGGGAGGGCTTCTGGAATTTTTGGCACCATTTAGTAGGATGATATTATGTCTGTAATGACAGGCTTTGTTATCATCATGGCTGAAAAATTGGGTCATTTTTGGAGAAAAGTTCACGCTATTCCTTTTGGAGTATATGGCGCAACAAAAGTAGGAAAAACAACATTGCATCATCAAATGAGAACAAGAGGAGAAGTTCCAGATATTAAGGATAGAACCGTTGGAAGAGGCAGGGCTACCAGAAAGACTATTAAAATTGATGGAGACCAACATACAATCAAAGCAGCAGATGTAGGAGGAGAAACACTTTATTGGGGCGAATGGCTTAAAGATATGAGAACCCGTAAAGTAAAATACATTATATTCATGATAGATGATAGACACATGGATAAACATTATGATATAGAACAACAGTTATGTTGGAGTTTTTTAGTTGATACAGTATGTTCTCCTTATTGGGATGTAATAAATAAAAGGAAAAGAAAAAAAGCACATGACTATCCAATTGCAATAGGACTATGGGCAAATAAATTCGATTTATGGAAAGACAAATATCCTTATGATGATATACAAAAACACCCAATATTCGATTCATTTAAAGACGGTATGGCTAAATTAAATGATAGAGGAATACCCTGCTTCAAATACATAGTAAGTGCAAAATCAGATTCAGAAATGGTATATAGAGGATTAGTAACAATGATGGAGGATTATTAATGGTAATAACTAACAATTGTTCTATGGGCCTTGATTGCTATTGTAAGGAGTGTTTAGAATGAGCATGCAATATAATCCTCCTTCATTAATTGGAGCAACTAATGCTCAAGTTGCTAATGCCTTTTTACCTCCTATAAAGTATGCTCGCGCTGCTGGAGGAATAATGAACTATGACTATAAAAGTTCTAAACCGAAGAAACAATTAAAGGAAATGATTAAAATTCTTTGGCCGCAGAAAAAGACATTCCTTAAGATTCCCTATAGTTTTCAATTCAATACAAGAGATAGATGCGTTGTTTGTGGAACTCACAAAGTTTGGGAAGCATCTGACCAAACAAGACCACCATTACCTCTTCATAAAGTTAGGAAGGGTTATCCAATGAGAGGCACTTATTGTGATAAACATGCTAGATTACACAAACAATATGAAATGTTAGAGCAACAAATAATAGCCGATGAACATGGCTTAGAATTTAAAAGGTTTGTTCCTACACCGAAAGTTCCTAAAATCTTACAATCTGCACCGCTAACTTCATTAAGGCAGACCGACATCGAGGCATTGAGTGAGGTTGGCTGGACAATAAGACCCCCGCAAATGCAATCAGAAACATTAGAAGATGAAATGTTTAGATTAACAATAGAAAGCCAAGCAATTAATAAGAGAGTATTGAAATTAATCTCTGGTGGCGCACAAGTAATTCCTCAAGTAATAGAGGAGGTAGAATAAAATGGGTTTATTTGGAACAAGTAATAGTTCGCTATCTAATCAGATAACGAATCAAGGACAGTCAGATTTTAAGGTGATGAACAACCTTTTAACCTTACAGGATAATCATGTGGAAGAGTTTTTCCAATATCATGGAGAATCATTTTTAACGTCTTTTGAAAAATTAATGGAAGATGTAATAGAAAGAGTAGTAAGTCAAATGCTAGTTAAACTAAAATTTGTCAGTAATTCTAATGGAGAAATATCAGTTCATTCAGATGCTCTAAGAGAATATGAATCAATAACTGCTGAAAATATTACATTAGATTTACAAACTCTCTTGGCTTCTGCATTAAATACGGAAGTTATTATGCAAAGAAAGATGGCTAAACAACAATATTTAGAATCGCAAGGATTCTCAACTAGTTCAATGCCGCAACAAAGTATGCCTCAAGGTATGCCACAACAAGGTATGCCACAACAAGGTATGCCTGGAGGTAATCCTCAAGGTTTAGCCCCATCACAGATTCAAGGAAGTAATGCTGGAGTTGCAATGAATAATGCTATGATGCAACAGCAACAGGCATTCAATAATCAAAGTGGCTTCCCTGTTCCGCCGTCAGGTTATGACCAAATGAATAACCCATATTGGATTGACCCTATGACCGGACAACCCACATATACACCACCATCTAGCGGATTGGGCCTAGGAAACGCCATAAGTAAAGGTTTGGCTTGGGCTTCTTGGTTAGCATGAGTGGAATGATATGGATATAATTATACCTAAAAATTTCAAGGTTCATAATAGAACCTATAATTTAGGTGATGCTGGCGTAGAATTACAAAGAGAGAATTTAGAGGGGTCTCCCTCTAATCATTCATTATTTGTATATATGCTGAAATATCTTATGTCTCCTATGGATGGAGAATTATCTGATATTTCAAATAGTATGAAAATACTATTGAAACCAGAGGTTTTAGAAAAGGCATCAGGATATACACATGATATGGAAGTGGATGCAGAAGAATACAAAAAACATATTAAACATGCATGGGAAGAATTAAGCGAATCGGTCATGCATGATAATATTGAAACATTTGATGAAGAGGGCAAAAAATTATCAAATGATGATGGAACGCCAGCAACTAAAGAAATAGGACTTTTATATATATTAAGTAATCAATCATGGGTTCAACCGGAAGAGAAAAAAATAATTAATTCTATGATTAGACAGATGCCTGAGAGTGGGAAAAAAGCACCATTTAATGACATATTAGATACAGTAGATGCAACAGGAAAACCACAAATAGGTAGAATCGGACAACAAAAAATAATGGGCTATAGAAAAGGCCAACGGTCTGCTAAATTATTTGATGCAGCAGGTAATAAAAAGCCCTTTTATCCCATTTTAGATATTCTAAAAAATGCTGATGTTTCTACATCGGCAAATGAATCTACGGCTAAAATAAACAATAAGGTAATAATAGAATTAAAAGAGCATCCCAAGCCCAAATACATTGAAGACGGACTTCAAGTATTAGACATGAAAGAAATTACTATTCATTTTGATAGAGCATTTGCAGTTCTTCGTGAAGAATATGGCATGCCTATGAAAATGGAAAGTATTGGTTCTGCAGAAATAGAAACTATGTCTAATGATAATGGAACAATAGAAAAGGAAGACTTAATATCTTCTCCAGATGCCGGTCATATTGAATTAGATGCAGAAGGTCTCCCTAAGAAACAATATGGAAAAGGTGTATTAGAACTAGACGAATACACAACTAAATTAAAGGATAGATATTTAAATCATTTCAATCATGATATAGAATTATCTGATGAAGAAAAGTGGTATGTAAGAAGAATCAATTTGAAATTAGAATATGATTCACAATTGAATAAAGATGAAGTAGACGAAGAATTAATAGTTAGATTATATCAATATAGAATTATAAATAGGGATAAAATGAGTAGTTATTTTAATCATGGTAAATATAATGATAAAGGATATGAAATTAATGAGAAGGAATATCAAGTAATAGGGAAACTATTAGATACTGATGATGGCCCAGATAACCAAAAGGAAAGAGAATTACTTCAACAATATAAAATTCATGGAATATCTAAAATTACTGAAAAAGAAAGAGATTCAAAAAGAAAACAAAATAAAATACTTATTCAAGGATTTCCTGGAGGACAATTTGCTGACCGTAAATTATTTGATGATATAGGAAAAATCGACCTTAACACTATGGACTTAAGAAATGCAGCAGGCCATATTAGTGAATTCCGAGAAGAATTCATTAAAGCAATTACTCCAGGCGATGAAGGGAAGTTAAAATTTAGTATTGGTATTCTTGGTAAAAAATCACATGGAGGACATGTTCTATTAGATATAAAATTTACTCCTAAAGTAAAAGGAGCATACGCAGATATGCAAACAAAAACCTATTCTAAATCCGGTAGTCAAAAATTGATACCAACAAATATACGACCAGAGGTTTATTTAGACAGGGAGAATAAAAGAACCGGAAAAAAACAAAGACAGCATTCATTATCAGAAAGAGGAGGACAGACTATGTGGTATGAAGGAATACCTAATGCAATAACATTCTTATTCTATCTAAAGAAGCAATTACAACGATTACAAAAAATGGTGATGCCACATGTCTAGATTAAAGTCAGCCAGTGATTTTACTGGTATTAACCCAAATTACACAAACGGAAAGGGTTATTATACAACCCATGTTGATGTATCTGATTTACTTCAGATTAGCCCATCAACAGATGCAGACGGAGATGGTGATTATTCATACTTCACTACTTCTTCTACCCCATCTAAAGCAATGGTGGGTAAAATAATAAAAACAGTGGAAGGCAAAATAGATGGCTGGATTAAACAATCTTATAGGCCAGAAATAATTGAAAATGAAATTCATAATTTTGAATCAGGGAGACTAGTAATATATCCAGCAACTCATTGGAAAGATTATATTGGGTTCATTCAACTAATATATCCGAAATTACGCAAGGTTGTAAAATTAGAAATATATGAAGGTGATTCTTGGAAGAATATCGCTTCTTCTAGTGTTAAATATACTCCACCTACTTCTGCTACTACACCAGCATTTACACTTAAATTATTAGTCGCAGGCTACACTTTCACCTTAACTAAGGGAAATTCTAATGGGTTCTATGATGTTTATGGACAAAAAACAACTGTTTCTCAAATATGCGATGCAATAAATGAGGTATTTCCTCACGATACTGCACAATTTACAGGAGAAACTTCTCCAAAAATAACAACAGAAGATGGCGGCACAACAAGAAATGTCTCAGATTTCTTTTACGCCTCTCCTGCTAATGATGGAAAATCAGTCGAAATTTCTTCTCTATTACCGTCTGATGCTGGAAGTATTTGCTCAATTATTGAAACCATTGATGGAACAGCAGTAACTACTAATTTCACAGACAATGAAGATTCCGGCAGAGAAGGCGATTGGTGGAAGATAGCAGAAGAAGGTAAAATTTACCTTAAGAAGCAATGGCCGTATCTAAAGAACAATTCTATTAGAGTAACCTATATTACTGGAGCATCCAGAGTTCCTGCAGAAATACATGATGCTGCAACTAAAATGGTTGCTGCTGAGATATTGGTTCATGATGATAATAGTATCTTGATTGCAGAAACAGGTGCTAATATAGATTTGAAAACTAAACATGATATTCTAATACAAGAAGCAAATGATTTAATTAAGGGTAAACAAAACCTATTACATTTAATTGATTAGGTGGTTATATGGATAAATTAATTACAATGAAGAAATTTATCGAGAAGGATTTAGAAATCAATAAAATACTAGAAGATTCTATAATTGGGGAGTTTGCCTTTAGCACAAAAGTAGTAAGAGAACAAGCATCACAAAGATATATTGAAGGTGTGGAAAGATATTTAAATAAAAACATAGACGAGAAAATGGAGGCATTTTTGCGTGGATGAAGTTGAGTTTGTTATTCGTTTACTTAGTGATAATTGGTCTAATGCCAGCACTATAGCGGCAGGAAAAAAGAATGTAAAACAGTCCAATGGTAATGCATGGACATATACTCCTACTCCTTTATTTGTAGATATTCGCACATTAGAACCAGGAAGAGGTAAGAGGCTTGATGTAGATGAAAAGGCAGTTATTATTGTATCAGAAGATAATGCCTCTGTTTCACACCCAACAATTGATAGAGCCGTGAGAAATGAAGAGTATGGATTTACCCTTCATTTGAGAGTATTGCACCGTAGAGACTACACTGAACTAACATATTCACGCAGACTACTGCAAGTTTTATATCAAATGGCTCGCCACATCTTAGAGAAGAACGGGCTTAGGCCAAAAGTTTATGATGATTCAGACACTTTAGAAGCAAGCGCGGAATTAATTGAAATTACAGGAAGAAGTGAAGCCAATGATAGAGGAAAGAAATTATTGGGTTATAGGATTCCTGTTACCATGAAAAGGTTTGGAAGAACCATATAGTAAGTAAGTGATATAATGGTATTAAACGAAGTATATACAGGTGCAGGATTATCGGCAACGATGATACCTGAAATAGAATTGAATCTTTCCGATGCATTCGGAAGTAATATAAACAGCACAGGCAATTTCTGCCTAGCAACAACTGACAGCCAAAAGAGTATAACTTGGACTCTAACATCTGAACCAGCGTCAAATAGACTGGTTACTGATATTTACAAGGGTTGTTTTGCCAAAGTAGATAAATTCAACTCTGCTGGCGCAGACCAAGCAACTTCACAAACATTGATTATTACTGGAAATGGCCCAAATAAAATACAGTTTAATGCGGCTTTATCTGCATCTGCTTCTGATGTATTCAAATGCACAATTTTAGCATATGGAACACCATTGTATGCTCCTTCAGTAGTAAACAGCACAGCGACTTTATTAGCCGACAATTGGTTAGGATTAGTTAATACAATTACTCCACCAACTGTTGATGCAGAAATGAAACAATTAAATCTAGCATTAGGTGGAACAAGAAACTTTGGATTCCAATTAAAGGGAGCAGAAACATTAGGAGAAGCATCAATTGATGTATCTCTTAATAATGGTTCTTGGCTTTATTATGCATTAGGCAAAATGACTTTTGCCGCAACAACAGGAGGAGATGATTTGACTGATGGTGCATCTAATGGAGATGTATATTATCATGATGCTAACTCTCAGATATACAGATATGAAACAAGTTTGTTACCTCCCATAGTTCGTTCACAAAACCAGAACACATATAAAAAGTGGGATGAAGGTAAAATTGTCTATACAATTACTGAACAGAATAGCGGTGATTTACCTTCTTTTGCTTTAGAAGTAACCAATGAAAAGGGTAATACTACCTATGCTGCTGATAGCGAATATGATGACCATTTCAGTAGAATATTCACAGGTTGTCAAGTTAATTCTTTTAGTATGAGTTTTGAAGAAGGACAAGATGTTAAGGCTTCTATTGGTGCTGTTTCTAGAAAGGCTCATGATGCACCTGCTGCATATATCCCAAAAAGAAATGTTACTACCCCTAGTTCATTATTCAATTATAGTGATACAGATACTAATAATCCATACATGTTTTCAGATGGAAGCA